GCTTCTCCACGCTACACGGCAAACCCCTTGCCAAAACGAGAAGCCCCGCGTAACCAGCGGCCAGCACAATCAGCAGGATGACCATGATCGTCCCCGCGCCCACGCGCTCCTCCCGCCTAATCAAATGGCTCCTCTTCCTCGTCCTGGTCGTCATACAACGGGTGGAGCAAGGCCACCTCGCGCCCCTCGATCTTCGCGATGGAACGTTCATGCGAGTTCACCCGACGCGATGCACGGGTGATGAGGTCGCGGTCATGCCGCCGGCGTCGCTCATTGCTCACCGTTGTTCGCCACAACCACAGGAACGCCGCAATGCCGGGAAGCGAGACGATGAACGAGAGCAGCGTGTTGCGATCGAACATTGCACGACCCTTACCGCCCGGTAGCGATACTCGACTGGTAGCGCTCGACGACCACCTCAAGCGTCAGATGCCCCAACGACGCGCACCGCCCTTCCACGGTGTGATTCGCCTGCGGGCTCGCCGCGAAGTAGCTATAGAGATCAACGGTGAGCGGTCCATTCACCGGCCCCGCCACCTGGACGCCATCGAACCAGATGGTGAGCCCGGTGGGAACAGATCCGTTCGGAAACATCTGGTGCTTCATGCCTGCTTTGGGATCGAGCATGTTTGGATCGGTGACGGCCTTCGTCGCGCCACCCGTGCCACCGGAGGTCTGGGTCGTGCTGCCCGTCACCGTCAGGGCGGGGATACCGTGGGAATGTGTCGTATTGTCCACCGAGAGCGTCAGACCGCTGACGGGCATGTCCTTGTCGTAGCCGCCGACCGCCCAGAGCCAGCCGTCGTCGCCGCTGTGCGACTCGTAGAGTTGGTACAGACCCGCCGCGCTCCCGATCTGCCGGATCGCGAGTCTCGCCGCCGCATTGTAGACGAAGCCGCCTGCTGCGGAGGTTGTGCTGCGTGTCGTCGCGCCGACCGTCAATTGATTCACGTCATGGGCAATCGGATTGATGACGTGCGAATGCACATCCGGTGTCGCTTCCGTCCTGAGCGCCGAGGGCGTCAGCCACGCCCGTGCGGTCAGGATGCCCTGCACGCCCGTATTCCCACGGATGGGCGCGGCGATCGGAAAGCCATTGTCACAGTTATCCGAGACGATCACCGGGTACGGCGTCCGGGTGGAGACGGGGTTCAGTTGCAGGTTCGTGAGCCCTGTCACGATCCCGTTGAACACCGCCGCGGGTTCTTGCGCGTAGGTGCCCGACGAGGAGAGCGTGAACGTGTCCATCGGTTGATTCGCGACGGCGCGACTCACCTCCATCACCACCCACTGCTGCGTCCCGTCATACGCCAGCCCCTGGGTCGTATCGCTGTACCAGACCGTCGCCGTCTTGCCCGCGATGTCGCGCAGATCGCCCGCTGCCGGGACCGTGATGGCGATCGTTTCGTGCGGCTGCGCGTTCCACTTCAGAAACGACACCCCGACCTGATAGAGGACGGTGGCGGCGGCAATCCGGTCGGCGGGGGAGACGCCGCCAGCGGCATTCTTCACCGGCACAATGTCCGACTTCACGAACGGCGCTTGATGGCGGCCATAGGCGCTAATCGACGGACTATCGGCAATCAGGTACTCGTAGCCATCAATGCCGCCGCCATCCGCACGCGGACGCCGGTAGAGGGGATAGGCGGGATCGTAGCCGGTGAACGAGACGGGGCCGCTCTGATACCAGCCCGCCACCGCGGGGAAGAAGTTCCCGAGATTGATTTCCCCATTGCCGTTATAGAGCGGCTGGAGTGAGACTTGCAGGACACCCGTATCGCCACCTAACGGCACGATGTCATTGACCAGCGCCGCCTCGATCGAGGACTTCAGGCCGCCATCGGGAATCTGCCGTGTCGTCAAATCGCTCGCCGCTGCGGTCGGCGAGCCACCGGCCTTGCGGAACGTGATGCCGCTCGGTTGTCCGAACCGGCCGAACTTCAGTGTCCGCGCCATGCCGCGCTTCACATGCGCGAACCGCTCACTGGCGAGTTTCGTCGCCGCACCAAAGATGGAGGCGCCCATCGCGCTGAAGGCGAGTCCGTCCAGCCCCGTGACATCATTCGTCACCGCCCACGTGGTATCGACGTTCAGGTACACCAACCGGTTGAGAATCGCGGTCGTGCCCTCGGTGGCAGCGCCCGTTGCATCGGCGGCCGTCGCAAACCCGGTGGTCGCGGAGCGTTGCGCGAGCTCCTGCAGGAGATCGTCAAACGTGAAGGTCGCCATCGTTCCCGAACGATTCAGGGTGCGCGAGCCGGTCCGGTAGATGCCCCACGCCACCACCGTCGGCGCGTTATTCAGTCCCAAGACGGTCGGGTCATAGACTTGCAGTTGGGTACCGGGCGTGATGGCGCGATTGATCGGTGCCGTCGCCGGCGCATCAAATGCGATCGCGCCCAGTTTATCGAGCACCCCACCCTCGGGCGTGTAGCGGAGGTTCGTGACGCCCTTGAGCGCGGAATCGAGACTGATGCCATTGAGCACGGCGGGGCGGTTGCCCTGTGCATCCAACAATACCAAATAGGGCCGTGCATAAGGCCGATACTGCTGCGCGGTACTGAGCGGCACCATCGCGGCGAAGAACGCCGGATAGCCAAGTTTTGTCGTGCCATCCGGATTCTCGATGCCGAGGTATTCGTTGTTGAGATTCGCGCCAGCAACGGCCGCGTGGCCCGCCCCAATCGTGCCGCCGGTAAACGTCACGGTCGGTCGCGTGGCGTACATGCCGGGATTCGTCAACGCAATCCCGGTGACGATGTAGCCGGTTGAGCCATTGAACACCGTCGAGATGGTGGCGGTGCCGCCACCCGTCGCGCCCGCTCCGGTGCCACCCGAAAACGTGACCCCGGTCGGCGGTGAGCCGTACAACCCTTGATCGGTCAGCGTCACCGAGAGAATCCCCGCAGTGGGGTCTTTGAGGCGGTAGAGGATGATCGCGACCGGAGGGGGCGACGCTTGCTGGAACGCGCGGAGCATGGCCGTGAGGGAGTCGGCTTGCAGTTGCTCCGTGTATGCGGGTTGGCCGGCCACAAACGAGAACGCGCCGCACTCGGTGATGTACAGGGGCAGGTTGTACCGGACTTGCAGATTGCTGAGATACCCCGGCAGCGCATTGATCAGGGCCGTGGCCGTGCCAAGGGTGTAGTTATGGAGTGCGAGCGCGTCGATCGATGGCGCAATGACGTCGAGGAAGGTGGTCAGTGCCGTGTAGGAGGTATCGTCGAGCGATCCCGGACCCGAGGACGCGACATCATGGGTGACCGGCGCGGTATCCGACAGGCGGATCGCGGTGCGGGCACGCGCGAGCACCGTTGCCAACTCACTCCGGTAGCCCGCGGTTGTCGTGCTGCGCCCGAGGCCGCGATAATCGCCAATATTCCCCTCGTTATTGACGGTCCACAGCGAGACTTTCCCGGCATAGTGCTGGGCAAGACCGCCCGCGTAGTTGTCGGTCATCGTCAGGAAATCGGCCTGACTCAGCCCGGTCGTCCACGAGATTGGCAGCGGCATGAAGAAATCGATCCGCAGGCCCTTCGCCAGCGCGTAGTCAACGGCGGCATCAATCTGCGCCTGGTACGCCGTGTCCCAAACGATGTTGGTCGGCGTGCTCAGGATGCGGTTGGCGATGTCCTCGGTGGGACCGAGCCGGATCCACCGGATACCGCGCGAGACGACATCATCGACACTTGCCTTGAAGTTGGCGAGGGTTTCGTTCGTGGGGACAGCCGGGCCGGGGTTCGGGGAATAGCCGATCAGCGCCCCGTATTCGATGGCACTCATCGGCTACCTGCCGTGATTTCGATGCGGGTTGTGGCGGTGGCGCCGCGATCCGCGACCACCGCCACCATGCCCGTGCCGAGCGCGGCGACGATCGTCACGGTGACAGCGGGCGTTTCTTCGATGGGAGTGGCGGGCTGCTGTTCGTCCATGACAAAACCCCCGGGGCGGTATACAGTGGCGCGGTACGTTGATGGCACGAGAGGAGCAACGCGGTGGAGACATGGACGATTCGCCCCCGTGAGGGCGGGCAAAACATCGACATCCTCGATGGACAGGGCAACAAGATCGCGCTCGCTGGCGTGACAGGGCGCTATGATCCGGCCGCCTCACGCAAACTGGCCGTGCTGATGGCGGCGGCGCCCGTGATGCTCGATGCGCTCGAACGGGGCGCGGAACGCCTGGCGCAACACGCCGTGACCAATGATGACCGCGCGCTCCTCGGTCTCTTCCGTGCCGCCATCACGCAGGCGTACGCGCCATAGCCCGTCCCGCTAACTGCCGAAGACGGTGATGAAGAGATAGGCGGCGTTCGGCGTGACGCCCGTGCCGCTGACGGCGACACCGCCGAGCTGGAAGATGGTACGCCCCGCCGCCAGCGTCACATCGAGGGAGTTGCTCGCCGTGCCCCGGTTGACCTGCCCGCTGGTCAGGTACTCGATCTCGCTATAGGGATAGATGGCGCTGTACGGGCCGCCGTTGGCGCTCGCGATCAGTTGGAACTGCGTCCGCCCGATGGCGCTGCCGTTGTGGCTGACCGTCCACTTGAACGAGGCGAGGCTCGCCGCCCCGACATCAACCGTGACGCTCGGGCCGCCCGTCAGCCCGGCGAGGAGCGATGCCCCGAGCGCGCTCGGATTGGTCGCGCTGGTCAGCAGGCGGGGCGTGTACTGGCCATAGGACATGTGCTGGAGCCATGAGGTGTCCGGCACCCCCTGAAAGCCCGTGCCGTCGATGAAATACTGCGAAGCGAGGGTGCGCTGGAAGGCGCTCGGGCTGTTGGTGTTGGACATCAGGAGTGCGTAACCCGGCCCCGCGACGGTCAGGTCGGCGATCAGGTACTTGACGCCCGTGCCCGATCCGGTGGCGCTCGGACTGATGAGTGTGCCGGTGTTGGTGCGCCAGCGTCCTCCCATCGAGATCCAGCCGGGGAAGGCACTGCTCGACGCAACGCTCATCGTGCTCGTGCTGTTCGTGATCTCGGCGCACAGATAGGGCGCGAAGTCGGCGGTCATGCGATCCGCGAGCCCGGCGTCGTAGTGGGTGGCATCCGTGAATGATGAGCGGATGTGCTGCGCGAGCGTCGCCGCCGCCGTCAGGCCGGGCGGCCCCGCCACCGTCTTCAGCCCCGCCGCCACGCTCGCCAGCTGCTTGCTGTTCACCTCCGTGCCGCTCTCGTCCACGTCGGTGATGACGCTGACGGTCGTCGCCATGCCGCCGCCCGCGCCGCTGTTGCCGTCGCCCGTCTGCATGCCGCGCCAGTCGTCAAACACCGCGTTCGCCAGCGTCGTCACATTCGGCGGCACCTGGATGTAGCCAATCGGTAAGTCACCGGTGGGGAAGTTCGCCTTTGTGGCGCTCCCTTGCGTCACATTGCCGCCCGCAGTATTGGCCGTGAAGTGGACGGTGCCACCAATCCCATAGGAGAGCGTCCACCAGACCCACAGGGTTGCGTGACTCGTTGGGGTGACGGTTTGGAGGGATTGTTTGACGCCGAGGCCGTTGATGTCTACGTAGTTCCCGGCGGCGATCGTCGCGCTGAGCGCGGTCGGGGAAAGCGTGACGGTAAACTCGCGGTGGCTGCGGCGGTTGAGGATGTTGCCGTTGGCATCCACGGCCAGCAGTTCACTCCCCACCAGCCCGACATACCATCCCAGTCGCCCGACGACTTGCCCGCTGCTGTTGACACGGAGGTAGCGGTTCGCCGCCGTGCCACCGTTGTCGCCCACATAGAAAATATCGCCAGCGGGCGCTGCGGAGGAGCGGACGCCGAGCGCATTCGTCGCACCCGCCGTGTCATTGCCCGTAAAAAGACCATTGGCGGCAAGCAGCGATCCGTACTGATCGAAGGAAGCCGCGAGCCCGCCACCATTTTTCAGGATCGTCAAGACGGCGTAGGCGGGTACCTGGACGCCGGCGGGCAGTTGGATGAGCAGGCCGTTACTGTTCGCACCGGGACTGACGGTCAGACCGACAAAACCCGCCTGCCCGTTCACGTCACGGCGGACCAGAGACAAGGCGCCCGGGCTCGACGGGTTGGAGATCGCGGTGGCATTCGTGAAGTCAGGGTGCAGGTAATCCGCCTGCTGGGTGTGCTGCGTCACCTTCGCCGCGAGGTCGTCCACGATGGCGTTCAGCGCCGAACTGGAACCAAGCGAGTGGTAGGCGATATGGTTGGCAACCACGATCTGGGTCATAGTGTATACCGCCTTTTGAAGAAGCGTTTGCCGCGAAGCGCACTGCACGCTCTCGTGCAAACGCTTCTTCAATACCTTGCGCTACGCGCGTCAACCGTCAGCGCCCCGGTCGCACTGCCGCTGTATCCGGTCTGGACGACGAGCGTGCTGTTGCCCGGCCAGAAGGCGAAGAAGTTATCACCCCGATAGACAAACCGCACCGGATCAAATGCCGCCACACCATTGAGGGTGACTTGCCCGGTGGCGTTGTTCATCACCAGCACATCCGCGGACGTCAGACCCGCCGCCCACGTCACCCAGCCGCGCAACGTGCCGCCAGCGTCGTAGACGAGCAGGTCAAACGGGGGATACGCGCCACGCACGGTGATCGTCGCGGCGTGCTCGGGCGCATCACCGGCATTGGTGAAGACGAGCGACTGGCTCGCCGCCGTGAGCACGATCGTCGGGAGCGTATTGGAGTCCCAGAGGAAGCCGTCACCGCCCGCCGCCATGGTTGCCGTCGCGGTCGCCGCCGTCCCCGTGCCGCCCGTGAAGGCGATCGCGGGCGCCGCGCCATAGTCGAGACCACCCGCGGTGATGGTGACACCGGTGACCTGGATGTTCGGCGCGATGCCGCCGGTCTGCACGGTGCCCGTGGCAGCGGATCCTTCGCGGTTCGTGAGCACGCCGCCCGTGAAGGCAATGGTTTCGGGTGGATTTGTGTAATCACCCGCGCTCGTGATCGTCACGCCCGTGACGGTGATGTTGGGCGACACGCCGCTTGTTTGCACCGTCCCCGTGGCGGCAGTGCCGGTGCCGCCAATGAAACTCACGCCCGTCGGCGCCGTGCTGTACAGGCCGGCGTCGAGCATCGTCACGCTCGCCACGCCCGCATGGGGCACCGCGCCACTAAATGACAAGACGCCACGCGCCGCGGAACCCGTGGTCCCGGTGAAGGTCACGCCGGTCGGAGCCACGGTGTACGCGCCGGGAGTGTTGATCGTCACGGAGCCGACAACGCCTCCGTCCCAGTAAATACCGGGCGCGTCCCAGTAGAACCAGCCGGGGGGATAGAGTTGGCGGAACACGGGCGGGTTCAGTTCAAACGTGACGCCCATGTCCATCTTGAACATGGTTTCCGGTTGAATCTGTGTCGGGACACTCGTGGCTTTGGCGAGTCCGATCCACTCCGCCCCACCACTGTCGAGCAGGACGAGTTGCACCTGTCGGCCGTCGGCGATGGCGCGGTGGAACGCAATCCGGTTACTGCTGTGCGTCTCGCCGACCCGGTACCGTTTGAGCCACTTCAGTTGCACCGTCCGCTTATCGAGCGGGAAGCCACCGCTGCCGAAGGGATCGTACGGAGCGTCACTGCCGGGCAAGAGGAACGACTGCGTCGGCCGGACGAACGAGAGGTCAAGATCGTACTCGCCCCCCTCGAAGGTATAGAGCGTGGTACCGGTGGCGACATCACGGACGTAGCGCAACTGATCGGGCGTCGAGGAGCTGATGGTGGCGGGGAAGGTCAAACTCATCAGGCCGCCCTCCCCCGCTGCTGCGGACCACGAATCATCACGTCATGGACGGCTTCGGCCGCCAGTTCCGCCACGCGCTCCTCGGACATGCCGGGTGTGGGATGGATGTGGAACGTGAATGCGCCCGATTCGATCTGCATCGCACTGGACTCGTCGCGGACGATCTGCCGCAAATCGGGCTCCGGTGTATGGAACTCGCGCTGCCCCGTTGGCCCGTCACCGACCATGACGAGGCGCGACTGGCCGCCGATCGAGATGCCGCCGCCCGCCAGTCCGAAGATGCCGGGGATGTAGTCCTCAGGACGCTCATACGCGCCATTGAGGCGCATCGCGAAGTGCAAGTGCGCGCCACTGCCCGCGCCACCATCGCGCTCGGGGCTGCCCGTGTGGCCGACGACCGCGTCTTGATTGAATGCGCCGTTGGCGAAGTCACTCACGTGGCCGTAGTAGGTGAGCCAACCATTGCCGTGATCGATGACGCCCGTGCGACCCGTTTGGCCATCGCCATTCCACACGGTGTAGGCGCTGCCGCTGTCCGGCGCCAGGATGCTGGTGCCGTAGGGCGCGGCCCAGTCCACTGCTGCCTCGTGGTCGTGGGTGCCACCGTGCGTCCAGGATCCTTGTACCGCACGGATGCCCGGTACGGGATTGTGCCAGTTGCCCTGTCCGGGCGTGAACGCGCCCGCCATCGGTGGGCTCAACATTGCGCCCGTCACGCCCGCCGTCACTTGTTGCGCGATATTGCCGGGGGCATTGGCGAGCCACCCCTTGAGTCCGGTGGCGATCTCCTTGAGCATGGCCGCGCCGCCGCCCGCCACTCCCGGAAGGTCGACGCCGGGAAGTTTGTCCATCAACGCATCAACAAACTTCCCCGCCGTGCCCGCCACCACCGCGCCCAGTGGGTTGAAAATGGCGTCGACGTTGAAGCCATCGGCATGGCCCGCCATCGCCTTTGACAGCCGGTTGGGGAGGATGCTTGAGCCCTTGGGCACATACATCATCTCCGGGCCTTCTTCGCCGACCCATGACCAGTGCCCTTCGGCGGCGTTGAGGAGCCCGTTCGCCGCCTTCCCCGTGCCACCACCACCGCCCGGAGCCGGAGCGAAGCTCCCCGCCGAGCCGCCCGACGACTGGCCGTTGTCCGCACTGAGGAACGATGGCGCCGCCGGCGCCGAGAGCCCGAAATGATCGGCGAGCCACTTGACGCCGGTATACAGGTTGCCGAAAAACTCTTTGATCTTGTCCCATGCGCTCGTGAATGGCGCGGCCAGCTTCGTGCCAACGTCAGCCCAGTTCTGTTCCACCCAGTTCTTCAGGTCACCAAGTTTCGTCGTGAACGTATCGATCTTCGTGGCGATGTCCTCCACTGCTGGGGTCACCGTCTTCGTGATGGTATCGCCCACCGTGTTGAGCGCCGGGTTGACAAAGTTCGTGAGCAGCAGGTGAAGCGCCGTGAGGTTCGCGCTCAGCTGGTTGCTGATCATGTCCGACAACCCGACAAGGATCGGTTTGAGCACCGTGTCCGCGTAGAAGCCGATCTCTTTCAGGGTGACCTCGACGGGCGTCATCACGATCTCGAGTTCAAAGAAGTCCGTTTTCAGTTGCGTGCCGACGAGTGGCGAGAGGTCCTGAAGGACGGGCATCAGGCTGTCGAGGATCTTCTTCGCGTCCCCCAAAAGCGGGTTGAAGATCTGCCCCAACCAGTCCGTCAGGCGCTTGCCCGCGTCGGTCACGGCATCGAAGGCAGCGACCAGCTTTGGTTGCAGCCAGTCATAGACATCCTTGAGCGCGTCCTTCGCCTCGCCGAGCGCGTCCTTCAGGTGGCCGAGCGCGGGAATGACGTCTGCGACGAGGACGCGATGGGCCTCCTGCAAGGCCGGCGTCACGTGATCCTTCCACCACTGCTCGAACTCTTTCAGTTTGTTGTTGACGTTGTCGATCGCCTCGGCAACCTTGTTGGTCCCCGGCGCCACATCCGCAAGCGTCGGGAACGGTGTCGTGTCGGCCGCCGCCCCGCCGCCACCACCGCCCGCGTCCGCGCCCTTCTTGATGCCGGCCGCGATCTTTTGCAGCGAACGCTCCTGGGCATCGAGCGCGTGTTGCTGCTTCTCATACTCGGCGGTTTGCTTCGTCAGCGGGTCGAGCGCGTCCTGCTCGGCCTGCTTGATCGCGTCGATTTGATCCTTGAGCGGTTGCGCCAGCATCTTGCGCCGGAGGTCGTCCTGCTGCTGTTGCAGCGAGAGGATGTTCTTCTCCGCGTCCACCTGAGCGAGTGCTGCCTGCGAGGGCGCGAGCAGGTCGTCCTTCTGTCGGCTCAGCTTCGTGATCTGGTCGTCAATCGCCTGTCCCTGTGCCTGGAAGGCTGCCTGCGCGTCCTGTTTTGCCTGCTCCCAGACCTTTGCCTGCTCGTCGACTGCGGCCTTCTGCTTCTCCTGCGCCTTGATCTGTTGATCGAGCGCGTCCTTGTGATCCTGATCCATCCGGTCTTGAAGGATCTTCCGCTCCTGCAACTGCTGCAACTCGGTCTGCGCGGCCGAGCGCTTGTCAAGGTCACCCTGGACCGCCGCCTGCATCTGGAGCGACACCGCGCGGCGCTGCGCGTCGAGCGCGCCCGCGTTGCCACCCGCCACTTGCTGCGCCTGGATGCCGATCAGTTGATTCGAGAATCCGTGCGTATCGACCGCCGGGGCGCCGAGGATCTGCTGCAAGTCCTGGATGCGCCGTTCGAGCGAGTGATCCTGCCCGATAGCGGCGATCTGTTCCTGGATGCCCTGGATGGTCTTACTGTAGGCTTCGCTTTGGGCTTGCAGGGGTCGGATGAGGTTATCGTAGCCGCTGGCGTCAAAGCGCCCGAGGTCTTCTTTCTTCCGCTTGAGCTCGTTGATTTGCCCGTCGAGCGTGGCAATCTGGTCGTACGGAATCGCCAGTTTGATCTGGATTTCCTGGCCCGTCAGTTCGTCGAGTCGCACCTGCCGTGCCTTCTCGGCATCGCTGAGTTTGTTGACCACATCCAACTGTCGCTGCACGGGCGCGATCAGGTCCTCGTAGTGCTGCTTCGTGTCCTTGATGCTGTCGTTCAGGGCGTCCTGCTTGTCCCGCAGGTCGTCTAACTGCCCCTTGACCGCGTCGAGGTTTTGCTGCGCGGCCGTCGCGGCGTCCGCCTGGCCCGCATTCGTCGCGGTCGCGGCCGTACTCGCGGGCGCCGCCGCCGCGACATGCGGTGCAGCAGCGGTCGCGGCGGCGCCGCCGATACTGAACGATGGCAGGGTGATGCCAAAGACGGAGGCGATGCCGCGTGCGACCGTGCCGATGACCGCGAGCAGTTCGCCCATCGTGCTGATGAGGGCGCGCACGACCTGTTGCGCCTGGAGCGCCCACCGTTGCAACTGGCCGTTCGACGCGAGGTCACCGAGGCGCACGGCAATGTTGCGGACGACTTCGAACAGGGGTTGCATCGCGGTGCCGAGGAACTGCTGGACGCCGTCCTTGATATTCGAGAGCGCGCCGAGGAAGGTCTTACTCTGCGCGTCCATCAGGCCGCCATAGTTGGCCTTGCTGAACTGCTGGAAGGCGTCGAGGAAGACCTTCGCCGACACCTGCCCGGACTCCGCCAGTTTCTGCGCCTGTGCCTGTGTGACACCTAAGGTCTCGCTGAGAATCTTCCACGCCGGGATGCCCGCCTCGGCGAGTTGATTCATCTCCTGCGCGGCGACGTGCCCCTTTGCCTGCATCTGCCCGAGCGCGAGGATGATGCGGTTCATCACCTCACTGCCGCCACCGAGCGCGGAGACGGCATTGCCAACATCGGTGAGCATCGGGATGATCTGCTGGGCGCTGAATCCCAACGCCAGCATCTGTTTCGACGCGGTCTCGAGCTGCGGGAAGGTGAAGGGCGTCGAGACGGCGAACTGCTGCAACTGCTTGAGGAAGGACGCGGCCTGCTGTGCGGAACCGAGCATCGTCGTGAAGGCGACGGTGTTCTGCTCGAGCGACGCATTGAAATCAAGTGAAGACTTGATCGCCGCAGCGAAGCCAACGCCGACCGCAAGCACCGCCGCCTTTGCCGCGGTGGCCGCGACTGCCATCCCTTCCAGGGATCGCGCCGTTTTGTCTGCCGCCGTGCCGACGTCCTGGATGTTGCGTGTCGCGGCAGACGTATCGACGTTGATGCGCATCCGGTTGAGCGCATTGAGGCGGTTCTCGAGATTCGCCAACTGATCGAGGCCACCGATTGAGAGCCCGATGGACAGATTTCCAAGGCTCGTGGCCACGGGAGACCTCTTTCAATCAGGTGAGCGGCCCGTCAACGCAGCAAAGATGTGCGCTGGCACCGGACGCACGCGCGGGTTGCGCGGCATTGGACCGGCCAGTCGCGGCGGCGTTCCCATCGGCAGCGCGGCACGCAGTTCATCCTTCGCGGCCAGCGCCGCTGCGACCATCGCCGTCTCGTCCTTGCCCTCGTCCTCATCGTCCTCATCGTCGGCGAAGTCCTCGCCCCACGATGTGACGTAGTCCTCGAGCGTGGCCTTCTGCGCGTCCTTGCCGGTGTTGATGTTCACCGTCAGGGCGAGCAACTGGCCCAGCCGCACGAGCAGGTCACGGAGTAGGTCATCGAGCGGCGGGTCGTATTCCCATGAGAAACAGAGTTCCTCGTACTGGTGCGGCGTCAGGCTGGCGAGGAAGGCATCGGTGTCGGGAACACGAAAATGCCGGGCGAGTCGGACGGCTAACCGTCGTCCCGCCCGTGCTCGAAAGCCTTCTTGCGCGCCTGCTCCTCCGCCTCGTCATCGAGACCCGCGAGTCGCAGCGCGACCTTGGCCAGCGGTTGGATCGCCGCGTAGCTCGCCTCGGTATTCAGACGGTCGATCTGACTGCGCTGGAAGAACTGGCTGCCGTCGTTGTTCACGGTCGCATAGAACGCCACCATCGTCGGCAGGTCGCGGTCGCGGCGCGGTACGTCGCGGCCGTTCTTGCGCTCGTTGCAGTCGTCGCGCGCCCGCTGCACATCCTTCGCCGTCAGCGTCTTCACGATCAACGTGCGGTCGATCGCCGGGACATAGACCGCCTCGGTGACGATCTTGCCGGCGAGCCGGAAGAACTCGTCGCTCGTCGTGTATCGCGTGCGGCCGTTGGCATCAGGATCCTCACGCGGGGCATCGGACACTGAAGAAGGGTTTGCATGTGCGCGTTCAGTGCGCGACACGGCAAACCCTTCTTCACGGACGCCAGCTTCAACGAGGGCTTCATTCGGGTCATCGTACGCTGCCATGCTGCTCCTTTACTGTGCGGACACGCGGCGTGCGTGCGGGCACGTAGCCAGGGTCATTGCGCTTCGATCACGCGTCAGGAAAGCGGTGGGAACTCCAACACGGGCCCATCGATCGCCAAAGTGGCATTCCATCTCTGGCGACTATCTGGCGTATTGCCATCTCTTTGGAACCGGCTCAAATAGGCGCTGTAGTAGTACGTCGATCCGGGGACGAGGATGCCGGCGCCCACCGTCTTCGTCGGATCAACGATGCGCCAGTCAAAGGTCTGCGTCGAGTTGAACATGCCTCGGAAGCCGCTGACGGCATCCTGCGTGGCATCGTTCGTCATGTTGACCGTGAACTGCACGTCGCCGTTGTCGAAGAACTTCGCCACCTTGCGCTTAGCGAGACCGGAGCTTGTATCGAGCGTCATGTAGGTCTCAATATCGCGTGCGCCACCCGGCCACGGCATCACTTCCACGCCGTTCACCGTCGCGTACGTCTCCTGGGTGACCCCCGGTGTGGTGGTCGCATAGGTGATCGTGGTCCCAGAGGTATTGGCGATCGTCGTGAAGAGCGGCAACGGCATGTTTGCGAACGGCCCATTTGTGGCCGCGGTGATCGTGTAGACGTTCGTCGTCAGGGAAACCGTGAACGGATTGATGTACGTGGGCGCGAACGCGGCGTTGAGCAACGTCTGGAATGCTGGGCCGAGCGGCAGACCGGTCGCGGTGGCGATGGTGATCTGCCGGGTCCAGAAACCGAACGTGACACTCCCGGCCGCGGGTGTGCCGGAGAAGGTAATCGTCTGCACGGCCGAGCCGCCCGCGCCGAACGTGCCGCTGCCGAGCTGTAGCAAAGCCCCGTAAAGTATTGCAGACGTATTAGTATTTGTGTTGAGACCGGCCATGGATGGCGCTCCTTCTGATTGGCCCGAAGGCAAATCGGAAAGAGCGGGCCGACATGGCGGGCTCCTCTTAGGGCAGTGCGGGCGCCGCGATGGCGCGTGGCACGGTCCCGTGCTATCGGTGGTTTGTCAGTGACGCCGGCGGGCGATTGCCCGACTGCGGCAGGTCAGCGGCATGGCCGGGGAGGATGGCAACCGTCCCTTCGTCGTCGGCGTCCTCTTCGGCAACGAAGCGTTCGAGGGCTTTCATCGCGGTGAGATACTGCCGCCGCAACTCAATCGCGAGGACACGCACGCGCTTCCGATGGCGCTCCTCACGTGTGAGAGGCGTCCGTTCACTGTTCATCCGGGATCGGCACGGCGATACTCGCCTGCGACAGCGAGCCGTGGTACTGGATCATCTCGGCCTCCGCGTCCGCGCCGAACGTGGTATGTCCGGTGATGAGACTTTGGTAGCCCTGCTGCCCCTGCCATTCGATGGCGGTGTACCCCCGTGCCTGATCTTCCGCGGCCTGGTCCGCGGCCGCTTTCGCTTCGCGCGTTTCCGCCTTCGTCTCCGTCTTCGACTCAGCCATGATGATGCTCCTTACCTTCCGGCCTTCACCGTGAGATTGAACGACGCGATCGAACGCCCTGCCTGATCCTTCGCGTAGGCGTACAGGGGCGAACTGCTGGCCTTGAAGCGCATCCACGCCGGCGCGTAGCTTTGCCAGCCCTTCAGCGCCCCGTACGCGGCCTCCACGCGGCCCTGGAGCGCGCCTTGTGAGGTGTCGCGGAAGCGCACCTGAACCGTGCGCTCCTCATCCGCCATATCACCGCCGAGGGTGAGCGCGCCAGCGGCCCCACCCGTGTTATAGAGGGTGAGGACGTTATCCGGTGATGGCGGCTCCGCATTACTCGCGAAGATTTGGGTTTCGGCAGGGACAAGAGCGGCGATGGCGGCTGCAACATCCTGTAAGAGCGTGGTCATTCGATCCTCGTGAACGTGTGCACGGAGCCACTCAGCGCAACCGTGCATTCCACGAACAGTGGATCGTGTGTCGCGAGTACGTGAGAAAGGGTTTGCCGTGTACCGTTCTGGCGGTCACATGCAAACCCTTTCTCAGATGCTGGCGTGACCACGCCCTCGATCGTTCCACCCGCCCCGGTGACGGAGATCACGTCGCCAACCTCGAAGAAAACACGGTCGCCACTCAGCGGGCCATGGATGTCGATGTGCAGGACTCCGTCCTCGCCAAGAGACGCTGTTCCATTCACCGGTGCGGTAGGCATCGCTATATCCTCACCCTCCGCACCAGGCGCTCCGCAAACCCCGATGCTGCTTCGTCTGCGGCAGTGCGCAGGAAGAACGGTTGCCCATGTGCGTGATGCGCTTCTGCGTTTTCGTGAAGCTCCTCGATATAGTCATTGGAGGGTGCGCCGCCATCGCCATCATCGTCGCGGCCGAAGGAGACCCACACCTGCATGCCCTCCGTGATCACCTGGCCGCTCGCACGTGCCCGGCCGGTGTCCACGGGGATGCGTTGCTGCGCAGGCAGCAGGATTGAATCGTGCGCCTCTGCCGCAACGGCGTCCGTGATCCGCACGCCGACGGTGTGCAAGGCGATCAGGTCAAGTGGCATCAGAACCAGACCTTTGTGGGGCTGATCGCGGGCTCATTCAGGTCCAGCTCCACCGCGATAATGACCGGGGTCGTCTGATCGGGAAGACTAAGCCGGTCATCATCGCCGACGCGCGGTGCGGTGCCGTCCGGTTGATAGGCCAGTACCACGTAGCCACGTGCGCCTTGCAGTTCGCCGGCCGCATTGACCACCGATGCTTGCCGGATCACCAGCAGGGCGTCGTAGTCAACCGGCGGACCAAAGGAATCGTCACCGAACTGATCACGGCCCGTGAACGGGGCAATCGTGACGCGGTCGATACAGAAGCGGTTGAACTGCACCTGCATCACCATGACGGCATCCGCAGGCATGTTCGCGGTCATCAGTACAGCCCCGGCGGCTCAAGCTGGTTCGCCTGTTCCATACAGTGGGTGTAGACCGATGTGGGATCGAACATGTTGCCCTGCGTCGGACTGGCGCGGAAGCGGTTCGCCGCCTTGCGGGCCTTGACCCGCCAGCATTCAGCGGCAGCACGCTTGACATCGTACGGCCCGCCCGTCGGCACCGCGGCCGCCCACGTAATCGTCCCGTCCTGCACGTATGCCACCGGGTTGCGGCTGCTCGCGGGGATGAGCCACGTTGGCTCGGTGTCACCGGAGACACCGGGGAAGCCAGCGCCCGTGAAGTCCGGGTCCGAAGAGGCCCAATACGGGCCCTGTGCGTGCGTCAGTGGCACGTACGCCCAGCCATTGGGTATGGTCGGCGTCACGAGCACATCCGGGTAGTACGTCGTCGCCGCCGTCCACGTGCGGAAGCCCATGGTACGGAGGATTGCCGAATCGATCTCCGCGTCCGTGAGCACGGGGTCAAGCGTCGGTTCGCACAAGGCGACAACGGCGTCGTGGACGTCGGTCGGGATGGACATGGTAGACCCTACTTCTTCGTCGGCTTCGGTGTGGCAGGACCGGACGGGCCGCCAGGAGCGTGCCCCTTGTCCTCGGCTTCCTCAGCTGCCGCCGGACGATCTGCCAGCGACGACGCGGTGCCCTCTTCGCCCTCAGACGGTGCGGTGCTGTCGTCCGTCAGCCCATACTTCGCCGCTTCCTCGTCCGTGATCGTGCCGCCGGCGGCAACAACGAGGGTCGCGGCGTCGGGGCTGTCCTCGGGGACGACGTTGCCCTCGCTGTCGGCGTATATCGCGGTTTCAGACGTGTACATCGGTGTCTCCTCCGTGATCTGCGTGATGGTGATGGACCCGCCGGTACGTGATCGCTCGTGCTTGCCGAGTGGGTCACGGACGCCACGCCCCGGACCCACCCAGAGGCGCGGCATCAGCTTTGGGTGCCAACGACCGTCCAGACAATCGTGGATGTGCCGTTGGTGGCCGTGCAGATGTAGAGCTCGCCCGCCGTCGTGTCCGTGTACAGCGATCCGACCGTGGCGCTGCCGAGGCCAGTGACGTTGACGGTTGGCGCGCCCGCACCGGAGGTGCTGCTGAGCGTGGCATTACTCCCGGCGGCCATGCGCTGGCGCGAACCGGGCATCGTGTTGCTAGCGTTCGGCGGCATGTATGACATGCGCGACTCCTTTCAGGAGGCAGTATGCGTAGCGTTGCACAACTAACTAGGGCAGACCAGTCACTGTGCAAAAAGCTAGTGGTCTGTAAACTGCTAGCGCGAGACGCTCTTCCGCCCTGATGGTGATGAGGTTCTTCACGAAGTCATCAACGTTAGAGTTTGTCGTCTCCAGCGTGATGCCCTGCCGGCGGAAGACCTGGGCACCGAGCTTGAACGCGCCCACAAAGGCGGTGTGCTGGGTCTGGGCGACCGTGGCGACCACCGGCAAGCCCCAGAGACGATTGGGACCGGGATCGGCCGGATGTCCCCAGATGTAGATGCCATCGGCCGTCTTGAGCAGTTTGACGTTCTGCCAATCGAACGGGTTGAAGACGACACCATCCGCCTGGAAGAAGCCGACTGAGGCAATCTTCGTGATCGCCTTGAAGACGGCATCGGGGAGGGGGTCGGTCCCGGCGGCCTGCGTCTGAATGCCGGACGTCGTTTCGATCCCCTGGATGTTCGGCGGTGTGCCGTTACCGAGCAGGATCTGCGCTTCCTCTTGCTGCGCGACCATGAACTGCAAGCGGTTGTTGACGTAGTCGCGGATGACCGGGAAGTCGCCGAACATCTCGTCGGTGACCTTCCCAGTGACGGCGATCTTGCGCACCGGCGCGTCCACCTCGGAGGTGTCGAAGGCCGCTTCCGGTTTCGTGCCGCCCTCAGCAACCGTCGTGGCCGCATTGGTGTACGTGTCCTCACGGACATAGCGGATCGTATTCATCGTCGTCTCACCCTGGGAGATGAGATCAGCGATCGTGAGCGCCTGCTGTCCGATCATCACCATGCCCGGCTGCCGGTCGTACTCCGTCAGCGTGGACACGGCCGTCGTGAACGTCGTCTTGGCAGCGAAGCCGAGTTGCTCCGGCACCTCAAAGAATGCCTGCTGCTGGCCGCCACCGGGGCGCCAGGTCTTGTACGCCGCGCTCTCTACGAACCGCTCACCGAGTGACTTCGTGGCGGGCGTGCTGCCCGGCGTCGCACCCGGATCATCGGCCGATCCGCCAGCGAAGGGCACGGGACGCACGATGCGGCCGAGATCGCCGAGGGCCTTCCGGTTCTCCTCATCAATGGCGGCGAGTTCCGCCGCCTGTTTGTACGCGTCGGCGATTGGCGCCAGTTCGTCTTCACGCCGGCGCACTTCCTGCACCTGGTCGGCGGAGAGATCTAAAACCTCGGACCCATTGACGATCTTTCGGTGATCGTCGAAGAGTTTCTTCAGTTCGCCGCGCTTCTGTTGCAGTTCGCGGTCCAGTTCAACCAACGTCGGCATGGTGATTGCCTTTCTTCGTTATGCGAACTTCACGCCGAGGGCTTCTGCCTCGCGTTCGAGCATGCGGAGGTACAGTTGCTCCACCTCGGTGGTCTTCTTCGCAGCGGGCTCAGTCTCATTGAGGAGCGCCTGCATCGTGGCGATGTGCGTCCCCATTGCCGCGTGCGCGGTCTGCATTTGGGTGTGCATCTCCCGCAGTTTCTTGCGATTGGCTGCGGAGAAGACACGCCCCGACTTGATGCGCAGTTCGTTGATGGCGAAGCCGCGATCTATCGCACCTTTCACCGCAGCAAGCGCGGTTGTGAGGTGCCTTTCATACGACATCGTGGCAGGCACGATGTCGGCATCACCTTCGGTGGCGTCGTCAACGTCGGTCGCCGTGACGTAGGTCGTGACGCGAACGACGCTCTCCTCCGGCCCCCAGACGATGTCATTGCCCGCGGTCACCTGATAGGTGCGCCGGAAGAGGTCTTGCTCGTCTGCATAGACCACGGCATCGTCGAAGACGTCGCGGATCACGAGGCCCGGGCTCCATGCGTTGGGATCATCATCGTCGTCGGGAAAATCCTCGTTCAGTTCGTCCTGGAGGAGCCTGCGGAGATCGTCGTAGGACATGCCCGACGGCAGGGCTTTCGTATGGTTGGCAGGGTGCAGACCGAGCAGCGCGGGCAGGGATTTCATGGCGATGGCACCGTTGCGCGGCTCCGCTGGAGATGGTGTGAGCGATGCTTCGGCTATTGGCCAGTGGGTGATCTCGCGCACCGTCGCGCCATCTTTTGTCTCGACGGACTTGCGTGCGACAAGGTGCGCCGGCGCACCCGATGACCAGCCCAACTTCCCTTTGGCCGCGAGGCCCGCGATGGCCTTCTCGTACTCGTCACGGAGGTTCAGTTGTGCCTCGACCCAGATGCCGATCGCGTCCGTCTTGGCCGTGAAGCGACCGATCTTCGTGACGCCCAGCTGCTCGTCCAGTCCGTGCGCGTAATAGACCGAGCGCGTGTCACCGTCGGCGAGGTCGTAGTCGGTGTCCTTGGTGAAGTACTCACCCGTGAGGTCAGGGCTGGCCGCATCGGAGAAGGTGATGAGATACCCGCCGACGCGACCCTCGCCCAGGGCTTTGACCGCGCCACCGAACATCACGAGCGTATCGTTCATCTCACTGACCCCCTCAGCCTGTGTGCGTGAGCAGTAACGCCACGGCGACGAAACAGAACGCGAGCGATTGGATGCGGCCGCCCCATGCGCCGTATGGCTCAGGAGCCCAACCGAGGAAAAATCCAATCCCGAAGATCACCGCCGCGATGAGGTACAGCACGCCAGCCAACGTGAGTTTCATAGCCGACTCCTTTACGGCTGAGGGCCGCCATCGGGCCAGAGCGGCTTCACATCATCGCTGATTGCCCGCTCGATCATTTCCCGGGAGAACGGATGGAAGCCGCTCCCATGATTCCGCCGCTCAAAGGCCGCAAGCCGGTCCCGAGCAAGAAAATATTCCAGGCTCAGGCGTCGCCACTCATCCTCTTCCTCGGGGCTGAGGTCAGGAAGCATCACGGCATGTCCTCCTACGAAGTGACGGGCACCGCTGCCTGCGCAGCCGCGGCCGGTTGATTGCCATTCGTCGCCGGCGTCGGTGGTGGCGGGATGTTCGTCGCACCAGGCTCCGTGTTCACCTTCTCGATTACCGGACTGACGGGCTCCGCGATCGATCCGTCGCTGAAGCTCGCACCGCGTGGCAGCAGGTAGATACCGTCGTCTGCCGGGACTGACTCCAGGTCAACCATCTTCAGGGCGGCCGCACGGTCGATGATGCCCGCGGTGAAGAGCTTCGTCGCCCGATCGGCAACGGCGGTCGCATCCTCCTGCAAGGCGCTGACATTGCTCGTGTCGAACTCAACGAACTGATCCTTCTGTCCGTTGAAGTCATCACGCAACAAGGAACGGGTCAGGGTGTCCGCAAAGCTCGTATAGGTGGGAACGATGTTGCCTCTATACGTCGCTTCGCGCGCGGCCTGGTAGTTCGCGTAGGTGGCGTGCTCCAACCCGACTCCGAGGCCCGCGACAATCGCGGCCACTTGCATCAGCCCGGAAATGCGCGTCTCAGAGAAGTAGTGGATCGCCGTCAGGTCGAGGTCTTTGGGATTCCATGAAGGCGTCGCGACCTGCAAGCCGCCCGTTGCCACCATCGTCGAACCACGGCCGTCGCCCGTAAAGCGCGAGTTGAAGTACGTCATCAGCGCCTGTGCCTGGTCTTGCGTGATCGTCTTGTCGCCCGACGGCGAGATGATGGCGCCGGGTGAGCCCATGTTGTGCAGGATCGACGCGGTATAGGCTTCTGCTTCCTCATCGTTGTAGACCAGCCGCAGGACGGTACGCAGCGGTGACACCCCCATACGCGGATTGCGTGGGTCCTGCGACCAGCGAAAGTGGATCACATCCGCATCGTCCAGCGGATACCACTTGCCCGTGCGCCACACCTGATAGCCAGTCAGGAACTGCCTGCCTTGCGGGTCCCAGGTCGGGCGAATCGAGATTTGCGGCTCGTACCAGAGTTCGGCCGGAATGCCCGCCCCGTTACGGAACTTCAGCAGGTAGGCGTTCCCGTGGACGTTATAATCGGCCAGCAGTGCCTGGCTTACCGTCTCCCACGACATGTAGGGGTTGGGCTCATCAATCAGGTACGTCACAGGATGATCCGGGATCGCCTCATCGCCCTTGTCGCTCCGATTGACGACCCGTGGCGGTGCTTCGGGAAAGACGCGCTGGACGTACTGGACGCAGGCCATGATCGCCGACGACATCTCCAGCTCGCCGACGGACTGCTGGTAGTTGACGCGCGACCCGGCATACAGCACGGGCAGCGCGCCGCCCGTCATCTGGCCGCCGGTGGTGAAGTTGCCGTAGAATCCGGTCGATGCGAAGGGCACCGCCGGCGCAACGGGGGCAGCCTTTGCTTCCGGCGGTGGGAAGTCGCCGAACATGAACTTCGAGAAGAGGCTGCGCTTTTTCTCTGCCATGCGCATCCTCCGACCGGTCAGTCCGGCAGTGCGAACGTGATTTCCCGCGACTCGCCCGCACTCAACTCGGTGAGCGCCCACACCGCTGCGTCTAACCGGTCGGGGCTGGTGCCGCTCTCCGGCGTCCATGACGTCATCTGCTCTTCGAGCAAATCGAATAGGCTCGCCCGGACATCGTCGCGAGCATCGACATGCCAGACGCGCCGTTGCTCATAGAGGGCAGCGATCGGGGCCGCTCTGATCGCCTTCCCACGCGATGCATGGACTTTCGTGTACGAAATTCCCTTGCGCCGCGTCCGGAGTGTGTCCTCGACCATGTCGCCGCCGTTGTTGACCTCAGCGACGATCCGATCGGCCGCGAACTCGTCGAAGGCGGCAATCGCGCGTCGTGCCCACCCGTCAGGTGACGCCTTGCAGGAGCGGTCCGCGATCACGTCGTACGTGCCGTCAGGTCGCGTGCCGGCGACGATAATGCCCGTCTCATCGGAGCCCTCGTTCGCGCTCGTGGCGGGGTCGATGGCAACGACGACGCGGGTGTAGTCTTCGCTACGGGGACGGCGCTGGAACGAGTCGTAGTGCCAAAGAGCTCCGGGCGTGTCAGTGAGCAGGCGTCCTGCGAGCTCCTGCTCGCCGAGGCGCGTCCCCTCATAGCGGCGAATGATCGTCGCAAAGAACGCGGCCGCCAGGTTGTCCCGGTTGTCATAACTGGTGCCGTGCGTCACGTGGACGGTCGGATCGGCGACGAGTTCACGAATGAGCGCGGTCGGCTTCGGTGTCGTCGTGGCGCACCAGCGCGGGTCAGGGCCGAGGCGGAGGCCGAGCATCGCCTGCGTCCATGATTCCGGATAGCGCCAGGCGCCTACCTCGTCCCCCCAGAGTCGTTCGTGCTGCTTGCCCCGCAATCGGTCCGGTTCGTCGGCGGTGAAGATCAGCGTCCTGGCCCCATTGGGCCATTCGAGCGATCGTGTGGATTTCTTGTAGACCGGCCGCTCGCTTGATGGGCAGATGGCGAGGATGCCACTCTCGCCCTCGATCATGATGTCGCGTGCATCGTCTGCGGTGGCGCCGATGATGTTGACCAGGCGGAAGTGCTGCGCGCTCTTGCGGGTCCATTCCGCGCCACTTCGCGTTTTGCCCCACCCTCTGCCCGAGATAATCAGCCAGCCCTGCCAGTCGCCGGGCGGAGCAAGTTGCTCAGGACGCGCGTAGGCGGGCCAGTCGTACAGGAGGGCTTCAGCCTCCGCTTCCGTCAGACTCTCGATCACCGCGCGCCTGACGTCGGGCGGCCAACTCGTCATAGCGTGCGAGAAGTCGGCTGCGGACATCATCGGTGTGAACCTGCTCGCTACGCTCCGTCGCCTGACCGGTCAGCAGTTGCACCTTGTCGACGAGCGTGCCGATCGTGATAGCGCTTGCTTGCGCATTCGCACGTTCCACGACAGCCGGGTCGCTGATGTGGTGGACATAGACACCGATTGCGTGCAGCAACGCGGGGACGAAATCGGCAGCCGTCTCGGCGATCAGTTCGCGGCGTTTTTCCTCGCGCATTCCCGCATATTGATCGCGGAACGACGCATATTTCTCGGCGGTATGCCACGAGACGCCCGCCGCGTTCGCTGCTCCGTCAATCGACGCACCATTGGCGAAGGCATTCTTGAGCAACTCGACCTGGCTCGCGGCAATGCCCCGGCGTGTCATGACGGCTCCCGGTGAATGCGGGTTTGTGCGAGGAAAAACAAAACCCGGCTGCGTGCCGGGGACAGTTGGTGCATCTTAGCGAATAGCGTATCTTAAGAAACCTGCAAGTCAATACCCTGCTCCGTGGACCAATCTTCGAACCGCGTGACAATCCACCACTCCCGATCCAGCGCGCGGGCAAACTCGTCGCGGTAGGTGCGGGCGGTGGACTCGGCGATCTCGAACAGGAGGGCGGTCTGGCGATCGTCCATGACGATGCGGGGATCGTTGGCGAATGCATAGTGCCAGAGGCCATCCTGAAGGATGATGCCCGTCTCCATTGCCAGCCAGACGGGGAAGTGCTTGGTGACGAGGCCGTGGCGGGCATGGTCGGCGAGCACACGTGCCATCGTGGTGACGACCGGACCCAGTTCGGCACGCTGGATGGCGGCCCAGGCAATGCCGAAGCAGGAGTCACCGCCCGCGCGGTCACCGGGACCGCTGGTGGCGCGAAACATGCCACCGAGCACGATAATCCGCTTGAACTTCCACGTCGGGAAGGAATCCGTCATCGTGGCCTCCTCTCGGCACGATGTGCCGTTCTGTCACAGAATCGAGTGTTTCACGGAAACATACACCCCAGTCAACGCAGGAGTGAAACACTGCCGTGAAACACTCCATCATCGCACCTTCCGCATCGCACGGCGCTTCCGTTGCGCCACGCGGGGCTGCACGGGCGGTCGTGGCAGATCGGCACGGCGCTGCTGATCGGCCAGACGCCACCGCCGGCGTGCAGACCGCATCGTCTCCGGGTTGGCAGCCCGCCAGGCGCGGGTGGCCGCGTTGGCACAGGCGCGGCAGTGGGAGTCACGGCCATCGCGGGTAGTGCGCCGGGGCGGGAAGGCGTCGAGGGCTTTGGCCTGGTGACAGCGCGTGCAGGTCTTCAAACTTCCACCTCGAGTTCCACGCCGTCTATCACGTGATGGCGGATCTTGACCCGCGCCCACGCATCCCCCAGCGCCTCCCGAAACGCTGCCCTGAGTGCCACCGCCAACCCCTCTGCGGTGATGGGTTCCGCCGTGAGACGGCGGACGGTGGCGCCGAACCACTCCATCGTCACGCATTCCTGCCGCGGCCCGTACCACGCCAGCACGTCGAAGGTACACGTGTCGTCAGCCAGCAGACAGCGGCCGGGCACGTCGGGCATCGTCAGGGCCACCGAGGTCACGCCGGGGTTCGCAAACGTGTCAGGAACCGCCGTGAGCCCCACGCTACGGGCCGTTGCATCGTCAGAGGCAATCGTGGTCGTTTTCGCCATGTTCGCGTCTCCTGAGCGATCCTGTGCGGAAATAGGGATACTCACAGCGTCACCGCCCACAGTCGCGCGGCCGCGTCGTCGTCCTGACGCCGGCGGCGCAAGAGCGCATAGTCCGCGTGGGGCATCATCACCAGCGCTGGCCGGTCGTGCATGGTGACGATGACGAGACGCTGATCGATCCTGATCCGCGTGAACAACTCGCCGATTGCGCGTTGAAACTCGGTGGAGGTGACGACGAGGGGTTCGTGGTTCGCGGTCACAACACCTGCGCTCCTTCCCCGAAGAGGACCCGCGCGATCTCCGGGAGATCGGCCGGTCGCCAAATGTAGACGGTCTGGCCCGCAGCGCGGAGTTCGGCGACGACGCTTTCCTGCCCCTTGATGAAATACATGCGCCCATAGCGATCTTTCACCCAGCGATCCTGCGAGAGCCGCCCCTTCTGCGTCTTCAGTTCTGCCCAGAACACGCGCTCGCGCCAGCAGACATAATCGAGCGTCGTCTGCGAACGCCGCGCGTCGTGGGGGTGATAAAAACCCCAGCTCGCCCGCAGCAGCATCTCCTCGAAGATCGTCGCCAGTTCGCGCTCAGACATGGCGGCGTCGATGATGGCGCGGGCGGTGGTCACGGGGCGCCGCGTGGAATCAGGGATTCCCCTGTCTGCTCGAAGTGCGCGTGCCATGTGCTCCGCTCCCCCAACGTGCGCACCAGCACCTGAACGCGCCGCTCGAGATCCGCGTCGTTCGGATTGCGATCCAGTTCCTCCAGGCGCTCCGTCAGGCGACGCTCCAGCAGCGTGGTCAGACGCGCTGATGCGTGCAGCCATCGCTCGTGTCCACGCGAGCCGGGCCGCCACAGCGTCGGCGTCGCCACGAACGGCACGTCGAAGTCTTCCGCCGTCCACGGTCGCGGCGTTCTGCTCGAACCGTTCGCGACTGCGGTACGGCGCCGGATCTCAACCGAGCCGTTCAGGATCTCCGTCAGCGCCGCCGGCATCGGAAAAGCCCGCTCGGTCAGCATCGCCTGCTCACACGCTGCCACAAAACGCTGATCGTCGGTCGCGGCAAACAGCGTCCAGTACGCCGCCCGCGTCGCCGCCGGAACTTCAATCCGGTAGGCGGCCGCGAGTCGATTCATCTGCCCCAGAAATACCGATTGCTGCATTGCTCTGACCTCTCAGTGCTGCCTGGAACTCTTCATCGTGCCGCTTGTTGTTCTCCTCGATTTGCTGCGCGAAGGTGACGGGCGATGCCCTGCCATTCGGCGATTCGCGTGCCACTGGCTCCACTGCCAACTCGCCCCAGTGCCCGGCGAGGCCTCCGTGCGTCACCGCGATCGACGGGTATTTCCGGGCGTAGCGTTCCGCCCGGACCGGCACCTCGGCCGGTGTCCCGCCAGCGCCGACGATCTGTGTCGCCGACTCCATCAGGCGGTCGTGTTCCTTCTCCGAGAGTCGGGCATCCTGGTCATACGCAAGTGCATGCGTGATCGCATTCACAACATCGCGCACCGCGGGGGTCGGTGCCTCGCGCGCGTGCGCGGGAGGTGGGGGTGATCTGTGAGTATCCTCTCCTCTCTTCTTCTCTTCTCTTCTCTTAATCTCCTCTTGTGCGTTACGTGGCGTTACATCGGCGTTACTCGCCTCTGGCTTCAAGCGCTCACGATGGCGTTTTACCCGCTCTGCAACGGCTGATGGCCTGTCCGACGGCTTGTCGTATTGACGCTCATCCCAACGCTCGAAGACGATTTCAACCTCGTCCTGATCGTCCTCATCGGGCCCCCAACGCGCGCTAACGAGTCGCAGTAACATCATGTCCGATACAGCGCGTTTCAAGAGCGTTACATCGGCGTTGCACACTTCAACGGCAAGCAAATAGGCGTTACATGCGGGTATCACGCCACGTTCAGCCGTTTCCGATGCGTAGCAGAGGAGGTTGAACCAGATGCGAAACTCAGCATCATCAAGCCGACGCAACTTGGCATCATTTCGCGCCTCTGACCACATCCGAAACCACGGCATCCGCGCCATTCCCGCCCCCGTCCATGCTGATAGAAAAGCGGGCACGCTACCCGCGCCCGCCCCATGACGTCGTCTATGCCGCAACCAAGGCCAGCTGTTGGAAGGCCGTCCCTGCCGCCTGGAGCATCTGCGTGAACAGTCCGTACTCCGCGATCTCCTCGACAAAGAAGACCGCCGTGTGCGGGTTGATGACGGGCTTCCCTTCGCGAATCCCCGCGTGGCGTAACTCATGATTGACGATTGCTTCCGCCTCGTGGCTGCCGATCGCGATCCCGTTCAACTCCCACTGATCGGCGCTCATGGCGACAAAGAAATCCGCGCCCGGTGCGAGGGCTTTCAAGGGACCGGTGATCCTGAGGCACGTGCCGAGGATGGCCATCCCGTCCTTCGTGCCGCCCCTCTTTTTCCAGAAGTACACGAGCGTCCGGTCCCTGAGATGCGCGAACCGATCCTCCGTCTGGATCAGGCGGTCCGCGATTTCCCCGATCGCGTCCGCGGGCAGCCAGTCGTCTCCACCAAACCGCTCCGCACTCGGCACGCCGCTCAGGTGGTCCATCCTTGCCTCCTGTGGAAAGAAAAGCGGGCACGCTACCCGCGCCCGCTCCGTCCGCCCCTTACGCTTGCTGCGACAGTCGCTCCACCCGCTTCTGCACCACGCCCCGCGCCGTCGGCAGAATGCCCGCCAACTCCTCGCGTGTCAGGTCGTCCAACTCCTTGTTCCGTCCCGATAAGAACCGCTCGAGGTCGAACCCCCGCGTCCCCAACTCCCGCAGTTCGTCGCGCAGCACGTCGTCGTCCTCATCGCCTAACGCCGGCGTTGGCGCGATCGTCGCCCTGATGGCGGGCGCGGGACGATTGGCGACTGTTTCACGGAGTTGTGACCGTGAGGAACCACCCACCGGCGGCCGCGGCACCCGCACCGGAATCGCGCCCGTGCGGATTTCCCGCGCTGTGCCGTCCACCGTCGTCGCCTGATCCATCTCCGCATCGGTGTAGATGCCGGACAGTTCCTGCGGGAATGCCTTCCGCAGTGCCAGCGCCTCCGCGCACTTTGCGATCATCAGGTACGGCATCTTCTGCCACATCTGATCTCCCAACTCTGGTTTGTACTCCGACCAGCGCGCCGTCGCCGTGAAGGCCCGCGGCACGCCCTCCACGAGTCGCCAGACCGTCACCGTGGCGCGGTTCGGGTGGTTCTCGGTCTCCGCGTCATAGATGGCGTCGTCACTGCCCGCGTACTCGCCCGTGCGCTGCGCGATCAGGCGATAGCCGTCAATGCCCGTCTGGATCGTTCTGCCGTTGCCACGTGGGATTGAGTAGATCTGACGGGCGAGCGGATCCAGTCCCGTGCGCACGCATTGATTCAAGAACAGGCGCAACTCCGCATCGCTCGCGCCTTTGCATACCGTCGCCCTCACAAGTTCGATGTCCTCGTGCGTGAACCGCTCCTCAGACGTGATTTCCATTACCGGCCGCAGTGCGACCGCGTTGCCGTTACTTGCCATCTGTGTCCTTCTTCATCATCAATCTGCTCTTTTGGAAAGCCGGTTGCCGTGTACCGTTACAGCCGGTCACATGCAACCGGCTTTCCAACTCCTCGGCCTCGTAGCGCGCGACTTCCAACTCGCCCACCGCAATGCGCACCTCGGCAAGTCGCTCCATGCGCGCCAGCGCGACCGCTTGCTCGGGCTCCGCTTCCCAGTCAGGACTTCCCAGGTAAATCGGCCGTTTCTCGTCCGTCATGCCTCTCTCCGTTCCGCGAGCCGCGCGAGCTTCCGGCGCTCCGCCACCCGGCCGATTGCGGTCAGGTTGCGGTAGGGACGGGTGTTGTAGACCGGCAGCGGTGGCGTCCGTGTGCCCGTGAGACCGATGCGGCGCGCCTGGTGGGTGACGCTGCCCTCGCTCCGGCCGAGCGCGGCGGCAATCTCACGGATGCGCACTCCTGCCTCCCACTGGGTCCTGAGCGCGTCCATTTCCGCCACGGTGTAGGCGTGATGCGACTTCTCGGTGGCGATCGCACCAGTCAGTTGCAGATGCCGCATGCGATGGAGTACCGCCTGGAGCGAGCGCCCGACCTCCGCCGCGATCCGCTTCGACCCGACCTTCGCCGCCACGAGCGCCGCGAGCGCCTCATCCTCGGCATCGGTCCAGCGCGTCAGTTCGTAACTCGCTTCCCAGCCCAGCCGCCGCGCCCGTGTCCGACACGCCTCGGCCGAGCGCCCCATCGCTTCCGCGATCTGGGGAAACGTCTGCCCACGCTCGTAGTAGCGCACGCGCATTTGCTCGTCCATAGCCTCCGTCCAGGCGTCATCGCTGCGGCGACGGACCGGAGGTAGCATCACGCCAGGATTGCCGCGGTTAGCGATCCTGACCCTGACCACCGCGCCTGTCGTCAGCACCTCGTCGAGGATCCCCGCGATGTCCGTCCCGACCGCACTTTGCAACTCGTCCAGGCGCCCGAGCTTTTCCAGGTACGCGACGGCGCGGCGGATGGCGATCGCGTCCTGATGTCCGGGTCGTTGGCGCTCTTTGCTGCTCATCGTGAGCCCCACGCGCGGTACCAGGCCATGCGCTCCTCGATGGTGAGCTGGAGGCGGAACGCCCAGATATGCCGCGAGGCCCCCGCAATCCGCCGTGCCATTGCGGCCTCCTCTGGGGTGCGCGGGGCAAGCAGCCGTACCCACGCAAGCGCGCGCTCCGCCGCAGGGTCAATGATTGGATCCTTGACCAGTGATGTCCCCATGTGTCATACTCTCCTTAGCCAGTTCCAGCTCACTCAGCCGCCTCAGACGTTTGCCCGTCTGCTGTCGGCACGCCGATTGGCACTCCTGGGCCATTGCCACGTTTGCGCCGGCGCTGTTCCAGCTCGAGCGCCAGCGACGTCAACCGTCGCAACTCGCGCTGGTCCTCGAGGTTTCGCCGCATCAGGCGCGCGTTGAAGTCCATCAGCAGATTCACCAGGTCGCCCTCGCGAATCAGTTTCCCGTCCATCCCCCTCACCCCCCTTCGCGGGACATTTGTAAAATATTCCGTCCTCCAGGCATGCTTCTGGGATACCTTCATAGTGGATGGCACGAGCGATCATGCGATCCGTCCTTTCCTGGCATACGGCAGTGGCATCGGATCACGGTTCTGGAGGCAATAGGTGCGCAGGTCGTCGAGCATGATGCGCTTCATCCCATGCACCCGCGTCACCGGCACCTCGCCCGCGTCGACCATCGTCATGAGCGTGCCCAGACTGATCGATAACGCCGCGGCCGCCTCCGGGAGGTCGAGCGCGATCCGCTCATTGGCGGGGATGCGGTGCGGGCGTGGCATCAGTCGGCTACCTCCACTTGAGTAACGATTTCATCTACTTCAGTAGAAGTCACGGGCATAAAAAGAGCGGAGAGGGGTAATCCGAGTGCTGTGCACACCGCAGACACGAACTCCGCTGATACGCGCTCACGTTGACCTTTTTTCAGCAGGGATAGGTATTGCGTGGAATAGCCCGTCTTGCGCGAGAGCCATGCGAGCGATCGCTCTTGCGCCTTTAGCACGTCCCAGAGATGTGTCACCCGATACCGCATACTCTTTCCTCCAGTAGTGAGTATGAGCACGATGATAGAACTTGTTCAGGTTTTTGTCAACACTCCGGTAGAATCGACTCTACGGGGGGGTACGACGGTGCAAGCAACGGTGCAACCTTTTGAACTCTGGTTACGGGATCGACTGCACGAGCGAGGTTGGAAACAAGCCGATTTTGTGCGTGCGTCCGGCGGCACACTGAAGGGCGCGAGCGTCAGTAAGTGGATGCGCGGCACGAGCAAGCCCGAGGACCACGCGCTCTCCGCCACTCCGCATTGTCACCGGGCACCGGTGCGGTCGTGGTTATCGCCGATAAAGCCCATAATCTCCCCCGCGATCTCCCGCCACAGCGCATCATCCGCCGCTGGCACCATCGATGGATGAAACGTCCGCACAAACACGTCATGCACCAACGCCGCCACCTCGGGAGCCTCCATCGTGTCGCTGAGGCGTTCGAGAATCGCGATGGACTCGATGTCGTATTCATCGTCACCGACCCAGGCGACATGGGCAGGATCGTGGCGCTGGAGGATGGCGGTCAGGGCGGCGAGTGCGATCATTGCGGCTCCGGTGGGTTGGGGTGCGCAGGCATGAGCGTCCAGCCGAGCGCCCCCAGCAGCGTCTCTGCGCAGGAACGCACTTCCTCAGCAGTGAGGACCACCGTCTGGATATGGTGACCGCCCGCGGAGATGCGCAGCGAGTAGTAGCGGCTCCCCTCTGGCCGACGGCATGCGAACGTGCGTGGTGGCAGTTCAGTTCCCGTCGCTGGTTTCACTTTGGCTCCTGTGGTTTTGTGCGCCGGCCCGGTCTGCCCTCGCCGGCGCGGTGCTCGCGCCTGAAATCTGTTTCCCAGGTATAACCGGGATTACACCATTGATTATATTTTGGATGCTCCTCAGCGATAGCACGTCGCTCCTCTCGCTCTGCATCCTCACGGATGGCGAACGCAACCGTGGTGATGCGCTCTTTCTCCCTCCCCCAGGGCGTGCGAGCATGCTCAGAGAATCGTTGGCGCGGATTCTTTGTCACACCAATGTACAAAACCTCGTCTTGTGTGCCGAAATAACGATAGACAAAATGTGGCCCGTTCATTCGTCACCATCCTTCAACTCTCGCGGCCCCTTCGGACCACGCCGGCGGAGATGCTGCTCCGCGTATGCCGCTGCATCCTCTTCCGTTACGAAGTAGGTTTTGCCCGCGATCTCCGCAGGCAGAATGCCCCGCTTGATGGCGTGCCGTAAGGCAGAACCATCCGTGAGGCCATATTTCTTTGCCATCTCCGTAAGGGTGAGGTAGCCCTTCATGAGCTCCCGTATCTTTGGTCTGTGTTGTCGGACTGCGACCACCATTGCATCGCCTCTCACTTTATCGTGAAAATCGCCAAGGTGAAACCCTTGTGAATTTCACGATACCGTGATATACTGAGATTGTCAAGAGGCGCTTGACACGGTGGTACACTGGGGGAATGCGGGAATGCGGATCACACTTTCGGCCCACGCACGCAGGCGTCTCTCACAGCGTGGGCTGGGTGAATCCGATATTGAGGCAGTGCTTCGCCGCTCACGCAAGCCCGGACGTGACGCCGACGATAACCCGATCTATCGCGCGATGGTCGGTGACTTGCTGGTAACGGTGGTGATCCGCAAGGAGTCTCATCCTCCGCACGTGATTACCGTATGGTTCGATTGATGGTGATGCCGATGCCACGACTTGAGTATGACCCCGATTCCCACGCGCTCTACATCTACCTGCGGGACTTTGAGCGTGTGGCGCGCACGGAATCCCGCGTCGAGTGGTCGCGCAATATTGACTACGATGCGGATGGCAACCCCGTCGGCGTTGAGTTCTGGAATACCGACCTCGGGCTGCATCTGGACGATGTGCCTGAGCGCGAGACCGTTGAGCGGCTGCTTGAAGGGCAACGCTTCAAGATATTCGCCTAACCCGTTCCCTTTCCCCATCGCCCGCCGTTTCCCCAGACGGCGGGTTTTTCGTGTTCGCATTATCGTCCAAACGCTTGACAATTTCACGATACCGTGATATTCTATCCATGTCAAGGGGAACGGTCCCCAAGACGCGAAAGCCCGGCAACCGTGGATTAGACAGTTGCCGGGCAAGCACTCAGAGAGGTAAGTCTCATGAGCACCAGCGACACGGTACGGCTTTACACCGATCTGCACAAGGCGATCAACACCCGGGGCGCGCTCGTCGTCACCTACCGCACCAAGGGCATCACGCCGAAGGCGCGGGTGATCTTGCCGCAGGCGCTGCACACGACGAACGCCGGCGCCGACTGCCTCTATTCTTGGGACTCATTGCGGAATACGAAGATCACCTTGCGGGTCGATCGCATCGCGGGCTGGCACGTGCTGCCGGTGGCGGGGGTGGCGGCATGAACGACGATACCGAACTTGTCGAATGTCCACGATGCGGCCGCTTGCTAACCGTCGTGCTCGTCTGGGAAGAAGCCGACTACTCGGTGGGCATCTTCGGCGGCTGGACGGGCGGCATCGCCATCGAGGACACCGCGTGCTTCGAGCATCTGACATACAAGCAGCGTGAGGCCGTGCTGGACGCGGCGATCGCCCAGCACGGCAGCGAGCCCCCGGACGACCGCGACTTTCCGGTTTGCACCCGCGGCGCCGATTGACCGTATAGTAAGCGCGAACATCCCGCTTATTTTGAAAGGAATCATCTCATGTCGCAGCTATCGCCTTTCGCACTGCCTCCGAGCCACGTGACGCACCGCTATCCAAACGACGCGTCGTGTGCCGCGCACGCGGCCATCATGAACCAGTACGGCTGGTACGCCGCTCACGCTCAGCGCAACCCCGACGGCTCGCTCTGGGTCACGTGGCAGCCGGCCACACCCCAGCCCCAGCCCCAGCCGTTCCAGGTTACTCATCCGGCCGCTCGCCCGACGCAAACGATGGTGCGTGAATACCGGAGTGCCGATGAATTCGAGCGCGACCTGCGCAAACTGGCGTCTCAAGGCTGGGTCGTCGTCAGTCAATCCGCAGGCGTCACGCGCACTGCGGTTGCGAAGAACATCCGCAATACGGTGCTCACGCTCGGTATCAACCGGATCACACCGGGGATCGGTGGCGTGGCGAGGAAGACGACGATTGTGGTCACGTATCAACGCTGACAAGAGCAGAAATCAATAAAGCCCCCCCCCGCGCGACCGGGAGAAGGGGCGAAGGATGGAGGTATCAGCATGAGCACCAACGAACGCGAGGCGGAAGACGTACGCGGGATATTCTTTGTCACAAGCATGTTCGGAGCGCGATCGCGGCGACCGCTCGTCTCCGTTACCTTTCGCGCCGAATCGGTTGACATTACGCCCACGGATGCCCGCGCCCTCGCATACAACCTGCTCGACGCAGCCGCCGCTGCCGATTATGACGGGGTGATCTGGGACGCCTGCCACGACGTCTTCGACATGGACGATGCATCCACCGCAAAGATGATGCACGTGTTTCGAGAGACGCGTGCGAAGCGCGAGGGGATGAGCGATGAGCCCGGAAACGCAACGCCTGCTGTGTGACATCTCCGACGACCTGTGCCGCGCCATCATCGCCGCTGAGACGGATCGGATTGAGAACGTCGCGGGCATCCTGGCGGGGATCAATGACCGGATCATCGAGGCACTAGCACCGTACGGGCACGCGGACGATGAGGAGGCACCTGATGTCCCTTGACCCCCAGCGCACCCCACAAGAGATCATCACCGCCGCGCTCCTGACCGCTGTGGGTGAGGGCGCGATTACGGGTGCGGAGATGCGGATAGCGGAGCAGTGGTTCGCCCACATCCGTGAGAAGGTGGAATACCTGTACGGCAGGTACGCAAATGGCGAGGCGTTCTGGAACGATGAAGGCGCCGAAATCATCGTGGATGCCGTGTGGGAAGCGCGGCTGATTGAGTTAGACGCGATGATAAGGGTGGCGCGAGAGGCGGCCACCACCGCACCCGACCCCGCCACCATCAACGAGGAAGCGAAGTTCCGCGACCGGGAGCGGTTGAAGGCGGCGGGGGTGGTGCCAATCGTCATGCCAAAGGAGGAGCAGGGATGAGTGAACGACTGCGAAACCTGGCAAATCTCTGGCGCGGTGGATCGGGGCGCGAGTCGGAATACGCCGATGACATTTTCGCGCTTTTTGATGGGGTCGCCAGCCTGCGTGAGCAGGTGGCGGGGTTGACGGCAGCGTTGCAGTTCTACGCAGAAGATGACAACGGGTGTTCCTTCACCGATTGGGATAGCGACAAGAAACGCTTCGGCATGCGCGCTCGTGCCGCCCTGACCGCCATCCCCGCGCCCACACCGGCACGGGAGACGGGGTTGACGGCGGCACTCATCCCCTTCCTGCGCTACGCGAATGAGTTGCTTTGGAGCAACAGGGGCGTGACGGATGATGATGTGGTGCTTCGCTGGCCGGTATACGGCTCGCCGCGAGTGATCGTGCGCCGCAGCGATTTCAGGTCTCTCCGTGCCGCCAGTCCCGTGCCCAACCCCGGCCTGCCCGTCTCGCCCGTCGTGCCCAACCCCGGCCTGTCCGTCTCGCCCGCCCCACCCACGGAGGGCGGCGAATCGTCCTGAGCGGGCACAAAGAAGCGCCCCACCCCCCGCGACAGGGAATGGGGCAGAGTAAAGGGGTGGGGGAGGAATGTTCAGTTGACGATCAGCTCCGTGATTGTCTGTCCTCGTAATGCAAACACAATCTCCCATGCGGTCCCTTGATGCTCCGGTTGGACCAGGACGGTCACCCGCTCAAACCGCTGAATCGTCCGCTGCTGCACCGTCATCCCGTCCGCTTCCGTCACAAGGGCTTGCGTCTCATTGGCGACGGGAAATCCCCAAATCGTGAGCGGATCGGGTGTCTGCTGCCACTTTGCCTTGATGCCGCCGCCGACGCCGATCCGGAGGTTGGGATCGGTGATCGACTCATTATAGGGATTGAGCGGGATGACGTAGTTATCGTCCGGTGAGGGGATCGGCGGCGGTATCCCCGTCGCATCCCGGCGTGGCGCCAACACTCCGGGCAGCCGATACCACCCCGCGTATCCGTACGTCCCCGGTCCCCACGGGCGGTAGCCGATGCCCGTCCCGTCCGTCAATGTGCCGAGGAGCATTCCTTCATCCTCGTCCCAATACCCCGTATGCCCATCAGGCGAATAGAATCGGGTGTCGAACTGGACGACCGCGCCATGCTCCGGCTCGTCCCGCGTGTTGAGCAAACCTTGTGCTGCCGCTGCCTGTTGGGCTGCAAGCGCGCTGGTGTGCGCCACAACCTCTAGTCCGGCGTTGCGCCCGGTTGATTCGACGGCGGCCCTGCACCAATAGCTCCATGCATGGCTTCCGTTTCGGCTGTCGTAGTCGCCGCTGTAGGGGTGGCCGATCTGCGTGTGCAACAAGGCGATCAGGTCTGCGCCGTAGACGCCGCTGACAGGGCCGGGTGTGTCACGGGGTGGATAGTGATCCCGATAGTACGCCCATTGATCGACGCGCTCCTGGCCGTGCCCGCTGTTCGGCCTGCCCTGAATGTAGACGCTCCATGCATTGGCCATATCGCCAGCGTTGAAGTACGGGCCGATGTACTCGTTGACCAGCGTCCGCGCGTATTCGCCGAAGAACGCGCTCAGGGTCGCGAAGGCCGCGTAGGTGCCGCCGGTATCAGCGGGGATGCCGGAGTCGGTGGCGCTGCGCTGCCCCGCCCACTTGATGCCGCTCAAATTATTCGCCGAGGCGGCGACAAGATTTGGGTCTGCCCCCATGTGCCCTTCGAATAAAAGCCCTGACAGGAGCACGCGCGGGTCGGCATCGATCCCTTTCGCGGCGGCCATGAGCCCCTGATAGTTCTCCTGCCCGTGCATCGGCGACTCAAGGCCCATGTCGCCGGCGTCGACGATTGCCTCGTATTGGTCCGCGCTCAGCGCAGTGAAATTATAGGAAGCGCGGTCAAGCGTCGTCTGCATCAGGTTCTCCATTGTTGGCGACAGCAATCCGGGTCGAGTCGGGGAAGAGTGGAGACACCCGCCCGGATCGCCGCCGCTCGCTCACAATACCCGTACACGCGCTCAGCGCCACGCTACGGGCTTTTCACCTGCCGACACGCATCATCCACCTCGCCGCTCGTCGAGCGCATCCATGTACACAACGATTGAGTCCTGAGTGCGCGCAAAGAAGCCCGCGTCGATGCCCGCGTCGATCACCGTTTTTGCTTTGCGGCCGATCTCGTCCCAATCGAGCAGGCGCTTCAGGTCCCGCATGCTGATCGTCGCCCCGCCGCCGCGTTCCCGCACCAGATCGCAGGCATACCACCAGAGCATCGTCGCCCAGGGGCCCGCGGCGATCACCCGTTGATGCTCGCGCCAGCCGGCCGGCGGCGGCGGTGATGGCAGCGGCCGCGGCATGTTTCTCGCCAGCGGCCCCGAGGGGCGATACGGCGGTGAGACGCCCTCGTCCGGGTCAGCGCCGACGTTCGGAATCTGCCTTGTGTTCACTTTCCCCTCCTCCTCATGGCGCGGGTTTGGCAAGGGGTTTGCATGTGAGCGCACTCCACGCTACACGGCAAACCCCTTGCCAAAACGAGAAGCCCCGCGTAACCAGCGGCCAGCACAATCAGCAGGATGACCATGATCGTCCCCGCGCCCACGCGCTCCTCCCGCCTAATCAAATGGCT